ATGGAAAAATATGATGTCAACAGGGACAAGTTCCTTGATTTGATGGCAAAGCATCATCTGGACGAAGGAGTGAACGTGGTGGGGCTTTGGGAAAAGGCGCAGCAGGGTGAGGACATAAAGCCGCTTGCAAGGGAGTTCATCGCTGACAGGTTGGGGCAATGTGTGGCGGCTTGGGAGTGTGCGGCTGGTGTGTGGATGCTCGATGGGCCAAGAATGGCGAGGCGGGATCCAGGTAAGTGGGACTGGGACGAGCTTGTGAAATTCATTATGGTGACACTTGAGGAGGATGTGGTCTGATATGTTGGTTCATTACATTGTGGAAGGTGTGTTGCTGGTCGGCGTGGTTGCGCTGTACTGGTGGGCGTTCAAGGAGGAATTCAAGGATGATGACACATAGGTCTTGGCAAATCTATCAACGAGGTCCTGAGATGACCGACCAAGCGTAGCGCCGGGAGGCGTGAACAATTCCGCGATGCTCCGTGGGGAGCGACTTAAAAGCGCAGCAGGCACAAATAACCTTTTTTGCCAAAAATCATAAGTTTTAGTCATTACCGGTTCGAGTCCGGCGCGGGATCTCAGTTTTATCAATTCAATTACGGCGTTAAGGAGCGTCGGGCGGTGAGAGACCGTATGTTTAGATAGTGTTGAGTTAAGTAAGTTTGACAGCCGGGAATAGACCGGCAAATCCCCGGAAAGGGCAGGATATGGGTCCCTGCCAGCACGTAGGCAGACTTGCGTAGGATGTAAAGCCCAGGAGGGCGGGGTCTGCTCCGAAAGCGTCGCGCGATGTGAGCGGTTCGATTCCGTTCCCGGGGGCGAAATTGGTTAATCAGTAATATTATGAGTTCAATAGCACGAAAGATTCAGAACAGGTTGGCGCGGAAGACGGTCAAAGGGATAATCAAATCACCAGCGGTGACGAAGACAGGAGAAGGCAAGAGGTACAGAGTGCAGCGGATACAAAAATTCACCGCGGCCAGACACTGCGGTGAATTGCTTGAAAAGCAGATAAGACACGACAACTGGAACTGATGATCAGTCGGAGGATTTGCCCGCAAGGGTTAGGATCGCCCGGTTGATGAACTCGGTCTTGTTGCCCTGATAGGAGGAGAGAAACGCGTCAACCTCGGGGGTGGACTGGAAGGTGTAGGACTTTCCGTGGGGCTTGGACTTGCGGCCGGCACCGGAACGGGCACCACCCCAGGACGGAGACTCGGAAGGAGTCTGTGAAGATGACAGATTTTTGTTTTGCATACAATTTGTGTATTTTTGCAGCACCTACCAAAGGGGAGGCTGATCTCTCAGCCTCCGTTGGCAAAACTAGATTGCGATCTCGATCGTGAATCTCAGTTTCCAAATCTTGAAAGTGAATTTAGCGCTCATCTTTTCTAAGACTTTGGTAGGTTTTTTCTTACTCCCTTTCAAGCGTTTCAGATTCCTCTTTCGCGGCTCTCCCCGAACCGCAATACAAAGGTACGCATTTATTTTGAATTACACAATTATTTTTCAAGATATTTTCAATTTATTTTGTTGATTTTCAGACAATAAAGGTTATGATTTACGGTTATCTAAGAGTGTCATCAGATGAACAGGATGTCAACAGTCAAAGGCAGGGAGTAGATGCGTTCGCGGCAGCAAAGGGGTGGACAATTGAGAAGTATATTTCCGATGAGGGGGTATCTGGAGGAAAGGATCCGGACAAGAGGAATCTGGGGCCGATGCTGAAGAAGATCCAAAAGGGAGACATCATAATCAGCAGCGAGATAAGCAGGCTCGGGCGTGATTTGTATATGGTGATGGACATACTTCACTTTTGTATGGCAAGAGAGGCGACAATCTACACGGTAAAAGACGGATTTACGCTGGGTGACAGCATTCAGAGCAAGGTGCTGGCTTTCGCCTTCGGGCTTTCGGCTGAAATCGAAAGGCAGATGATCAGACAGAGAACCAAAGAGGGGGTGGAATTAAGACGAAAAATGGGCGTGCTGCTGGGAAGGGCTTATGCGGATGGTCCTGTCAGAAAAGCCAAAGTAGATTCCAGAATGATTAAATACAAAGAACTGATTCTGGAAAGCTACAGAGAAGGGATGTCTCAGAGAAAAATGGAAAAATTATTCAAGGTTGACAGAGATACCATCATGAAATATATAATAGACTGGGGTGAGTACAGAGGCGGAGTCGAGGATATAAAGAAGAAAAAAGAGGAAAAGAGGGAAAGGGAAAGAGAAAGAGCCCGGAAGGCATATAATAGTCACAAAAAGCGGGATGACCCGCGAATTTTCGAGATACCGGGAGAGAGAATAAAGGCGTTAATATTGGAAGACAAGACAATTCCTGTCATTGCCCAAGAGTTTCCAGATTACACCTATGACGAGGTCTACGAACGTATAAGCCAAGAAAGGGAACTAAACATACTTTACAGGGCACACGGGCATAAGCGTGCAAAGAAGAATTACGAAAAAGAGAAGTAATATGATGCAGACATTGGGTGATAACAAAGCACTCAAAGAAAAATTCTTCAAGTGCTTCCAGACAGGGATATCAGAGTTCTACGACCCCGTTCCAAGCCTATGGGCGGGCTGCGTGATAATTGACATCGTGAAGTTCGACAAATGGATGCACAAGACGGTGGGCAACTATGAGGATGAAGGCTTATCTCTGTCACAGGCGGTCAGCGAATACTTTGGTGACGAGGCTGCATTGCTGATAGACGAGTTGACCTTGGACTTCATAACGCCAAAGGACGGAATACAAAGGTAAGCATTTATTTTGAATTACACAATTATTTTTCAAGATATTTTCAATTTATTTTGTTGATTTTCAATGAGTAAAGAGTTTCTATTAGAGACGCTTGGAATCAGGGACACGAGGTTGATTCCAGAGGCTTTGATGGAGGTGCTGTTCGGAGATCCGGCCAACAGACACAAGTTCTACAGGGCTATGCTGGAGGCGAACGACTTTGCGATAGACAGGGAATGGTTCCAGCCCATCTACGAGGCGGAGCTAAGCGAGCGCGGTCAGAAAAAGCAGGACTTTACTCCGACGGCCGCTTCGCAGCTGGCTGCGATGATCACCGACAACGGCGCACGCAGACAAGGGATTCTGGAGCCGACCGCCGGAAACGGCTCGATGATCATAGCCAAATGGTGGGAACTATGCCGGAAGCGGATTCCGTTCGACTATTACCCGAACGACAATCCGGTCGAGTGCTGGGAGCTTTCGGACAGGTCAATACCGATACTCCTTTTCAATCTGTCGGTCAGGGGGATTGTCGGGGATGTCTATCACGGGGATGTCCTGGAGCAGAAGGTTATCGCTCATTACCGGCTTGTCAACAAGCGGAATGACGCACTTGGTTTTTCAGAAATATTCAAATTATCATAGTTATGAGCACAATTAACGAAGAATACGAGCATTGGTTCAAAAACAAGGAGTATATGGTCAGAGACTCGACGCTGGCAGCGTATGACTTGATGTACAGGAATCATATCAAAAATGATGAGATTGCGAATATGGAAATCAAAAACATACGTTCCAGACATCTTCAGGATATGATAGGTCGGCTCCATCAAACCGGACTTAGCACAAAATCCATAAAGGACATTATAGTCCTTGTCAAAATGATAATGGGATGGTTTTTGGACGGCTTAGATCTCTACCTGCCAAAATTCAATTTACAATATCCTCGCGAAGAAGGCGCAATGAAAGAACTAGAGACATACTCTCCGGAAGAATTGAGACACCTTGCTGGATACATCATGGAGCATCCGTCCTACGAGGGAATCGCCATCCTGATCACAATGATGACCGGACTACGGATCGGGGAGGTCTGCGGGCTGAAATGGAGGAACGTTGACCCTAAAGAAAAAACGATCACTGTCGATTGCACAATTGCAAGAGTGTATATTCCAAAGACATTCGGCAGCACGGGCGAAAAAAAGTCATACGTTCGGGAAGGGGTACCAAAGACCAGATCCAGCAACCGATGCATCCCCATTACGGCACAGCTCGCAAAGTGTCTCGCGAAAGTAAGGGGAATAATGCCTGACAATTTTTACATCGCAAGCGGAACAGAAAAGTGCATAGAGCCAAGAACCTTTCGGCATCACTTTAATAACCTTTGCAAAAAAGCTGGGGTAAGAATAATCAAATTCCACGGCCTAAGACACTCGTTCGCGACAAATATGATCCGAGGTGGAGCGGACATTGCCAGCGTGTCGAGAATATTGGGGCACTCGGATATATCCACAACTCTGGATATCTATACCCACGCCAGTATGGACTCTAAGAGGGAGGCAATAAAAATCATAAGCAAAGGGCTGAAACTATTAGACTGAAATCAATAATATTCATTAAATATGGCAATCAAAGAGATTTGGGAGACCGCGGGCCAGAAACAGCGGAATGATTTGTTGACGTTGATCGTGATGGACGGGGTGTCGTACCCAACGGCATATTCCTGGTGCAACGGGACGAGGCGGCCTAAGCCGCTCTATCAGGAGAACATCAGGAAGTACGTCAAGGATGTCTTCGGGGTCGAGGAGTCCGTGGAGGAGTTGTTTCCTGAAAAGCGGTAGGCTATGTACGCGGACAAGGATTCAAGAGGCCTGATCTCGGTGTTCGAGATGGACAGGCCGGAATGGTCGGCACTGCGCGGGGCGTGCCAGATGGCCGTGCAGCTTTGGGAGGTCCAGTTGATGGAGTTCGCAGGGCTTGAACCGGCACGGATGCAGACTTGGGAGATCCAGCGCAAATGCCATCTTGAGCAGAACATCGGCATCGCAAGGAAGCTGATTTTCGAGATAGACCAGGCTAACGAGAGAGTGGACGATGATTCCTGCAAAAGGATCTTCGAGAGTGCGGACAATGGCCAGGCCATAGATTTATTTGACTTATGATCCCCGACTATGTAAAAGACCAGATCAAGGAGCGGGACATCGTCTCGATCATCCAGGACGAGGGCGTGGAGCTCAAGCGAGAAGGCAGCCATTACAAATGCTGTTGCCCTTTCCACGGGGAGAAGACTCCTTCGTTCGTGGTGACACCATCAAGGAATATGTACCACTGCTTCGGGTGCGGACGTACCGGCGACGCCATCAGCTTTGTGATGGAGAGGCGCGGGATGACGTTCTACGAGGCGGTGGAGCATCTTGCCGGACGGTTGGGAATCGACTACGAGAAGAAGGAGCCTACACCGGAGGAGAAGGCGGCGGAGTTCAGACGGTCGCAACTGATGACGGTGAACAAGCTGGCCTCCGAGTGGTTCATCCAACGGTACAAGGAATCACCTGGAGCCAAGGAATATGTCCTGAAGAAGCGCGGGATCGAAGCCGAGACCGCCGAGCTGTTCTGCATCGGCTACGCTCCAGAGAAAGGAGGCCTGAAACAGTACCTGACGGGACTTGGATGGAAGGAGGACGTGCTGCTTGCGGCAGGACTGGTCAAGAGGAACGAGGACACCGGGCAGGTCTATGACTCGTTCAGGCACAGGATAATGTTTCCGGTGTTCTGGACAAGCGGCTACATAGCGGGTTTTTCCGGACGGTACATCGGTGACAAGCCGGGCGTTCCCAAGTACCTGAACACCGGGGAGACTGAACTGTACAAGAAGAAGGGAATCCTTTTCGGGTGGCTCCAGGCGAATATGCAGATCTACGCCACGAAGCAGGCTTACCTTGTCGAGGGCAATCTGGACGTATGCCGGTTGCACGAGATCGGGGTGAAGAATGCCGTGGCTCCGTGCGGAACGGCTTTGACTCAGGACCAGATCGACCTGCTGAAATCCAGGGCCGAAAGGGTCACGATCATCGGGGACACAGACGAGGCCGGTATCGAGGCGGTCCAGAAGAACGCCAAGCTGATGACGGAGGCGGGGCTTTCGGTATCAGTTATGGAACTTCCGGCGGATCTTGGCAAGGATGCCGATGAGTTCTTCCGGACGCACCAGCACGAGTTCGACGAATGCAACCTCCAGAGGACGAACGATTATATTCCTTGGATCTGCAAGAGATGGATGGAAGCAGCCGCTTCGCAGACGGAGAAGGCCGCCGTGATCACCGAGGTCTGCAAGCTGCTGGCCAAGGTGCCGGACCAGAGCACGGCTGATATGTACCGGGAGACCTTCACGAAGGCCTACAAGTTCGGCAAGATCTGGAACCAGGAATATTTCAAGGCCAAGAATGATCAGGAGCGGGCGGAGGCGAAAGAGGACGGAACCAAGGAGATGCTCCAGAACTATGGCTTCTACGTCAAGAACAACTGTTACTATGGGGCTTCAAGATCCGGGAACGATGTGAGGTGGAGCAACTTCACGATGACTCCGATCCTGCACATCCGGGATGAGAAGAACGCAAGGAGAATCTTCACGCTGCGGAATGTCAAGATGCAGGAGGCGGTGGTGAAGTTGAACCAGAGCGAGCTCGTGTCGTTCACGGATTTCAAGACTCGTGTCGAGACAGCCGGCAACTATGTCTGGGAGGCTACGGCCAACGAGCTTACCTCACTGAAGAAGTTCCTCTATGACGGCACGCCTTCGGCCGATGAGATCAAGCAGCTGGGTTGGCAGAAGAAATGGGGCTTCTATGCCTGGGGCAACGGCGGCCTTGACAACGGCACGTTCAAGCCGGTGGACAAGTACGGAATCATCGACATCAAGGGTCAGAAGTTCTATCTTCCTGGTTGCGCGCTGGACACAAGGGACAACACCCAAGGCTACCAGCTGGCAAGGAAGTTCGTCTATACGGAGGCCAACACCATCACGCTGCGGGAATATTCAGAGAAACTCATCACCGTGTTCGGGGACAACGCCAAGGTGGCGCTTTGCTTCCTGTTCGCGTCGCTGTTCAAGGACGTCGTGACATCGGTGACAACATCGTTCCCCATTCTGGATCTGTTCGGCCCGAAGGGCACGGGAAAGTCGGAGCTGGGTCATTCGCTGACTTCCTTCTTCGTGACGGGCAACATCGCGCCGAACATCAACAACACGACCAAGGCGGCTCTTGCCGAGGCGGTGGCGGAGGTGAGCAACGCGGTGGTGCATCTCGATGAATATAAGAACAACCTTGATCTGGAGAAGCGGGAGTTCCTCAAAGGAATATGGGACGGCGCGGGGCGTTCGAGGATGAATATGGACAACGACAAGAGGCGTGAGACCACGGCTGTGGACTGCGGGGTTGTGATGAGCGGTCAGGAGATGCCGACCGCCGACATCGCTCTGTTCAACCGGCTTGTGTTCCTGACATTCAGCAAGACAACGTTCAGCGACCAGGAGAAGAGGAACTACGAGAATCTGAAGCTTATCGAGAAGCGAGGGCTTACGCATCTGACGAACCAGTTGTTGCAGTTGCGCTCCAAGTTCCAGACGGATTTCAGGAGGGTTTGGGATGAGACGCTATCGGATATGAATGACAGGGTGCGTTCGTACAATGTCGAGGACAGGACACTGAGGAACTGGGCAATTCTGCTGGCGGCCTACCGGGCTTTGAGGACGGACATCGATGTGCCGTTTGACAGCGAGGAGATATTCAAGCTTTGCTGCAAGGGTTGTGTGGATCAGAACCAGAAGACAAAGCAGAACAACGAGCTTTCTGGCTTCTGGGAGATTGTGGAGAATCTGGTGGCATCCGGGCAGGCGTACATCAACATCGACTATAAGCTTTGCGCCGGGGACCGTCCGTTCGCCATCAAGGAGTCGGATGTTCCGTTCGAGCCCAAGCACGGTGTGCGGTACATCTATCTGGCTTTCCAGCGGCTTTCGGCTCTCTATATGAAGGAGGGCAAGGACGTGAACGGCAAGGTGATCCCGAGGGATTCGCTGAAGTACTATCTTGAGCATTCGCCGGAGTTCATAGGTACGGCCAAGTCGATGCGGTTCAAGCTGCTGGAGAACAAGACCTACGTGTCGAGCAATCCGGAGACCGGCAAGAGCCGCGTCACCACGGCGATGGTCTTTGACTATGACGCGCTGAAGGTCAATTACGGCATTGACCTTGACATCTCCACCGACACGTTGGAGATCGGGGATAACCGCTCGGCGGCCAGCACTCCCCCATCGGTCACCGAGCCAGCCGAAGCGGTTGATGCCGAACTTTGGGAGGAGTGATGGAAGACCTGAGGAGATATGTCCTGTATTCCAGGGAGCAGGAGGAGGCGTTCCGGAACAGGTACGCCAATGTGATTGCGGCCAGGCGGCGGGTGTACGTGAACTGGCTGCGGAGTCTTCCTCTTCTGGAATGGGTTGACTATCTCGTTCAGGTCTCACCACGAGACTACGAAGCCATCATCGGCCTGATCTGCATCTGCCATCAGGAACGCCTTGTCAGCATCACCTTCAGCTCCGATTACCGCCGGATTAGACGTGATCCGGACACGGACGAGGAACTGAAAGCCGTGTTCGGGAAGAAATGTAATTTTTGAAGAAACGCTTGGATATTCGGAAATGTTCGTTACCTTTGCCTTCGACTACTACATACTTAGCATTCTATTTTACGGCAATATTCACCACCGTAATAGATTGCAGACATATTTTTAAGGGAAATTTTCCCTCCGTATGGTCGTTGCTGGCGAAAGCCACAACAGCATTATGCCGTAAGGCAGGTATGTGGTAGTCAGACCTTAGCGGAGGGATTTTATATTCAATTAGTTATGACTACCACTAATTATTCAGGCAACGCGGCTGGAGCAACCGCTGAAAACCACGGACTCGGAGCGGATTCGTTCATCATCGAGACAAGAATGGAATTGTTCCAAATCGCAGACCGATTCGCGGAATGGGAAAGACAGATGTACGAGCGGAAAGAGGGTCTGATGGACGGACGGCTCGATATGCAGATCAAATCGATGAACGCAGCATTCTACCAGCTGGACGAGGCACTGAGAAAGATCCTGAACGAGGAGCTGGAGTTCGACATCATCGGTCAGGCTCTGAGGAGAAGCGGTGCGGCCAGTTCAGAGGGCAAAATCAAGTGATTATTTTGAAAATAATTGTCTGAAAATTTGCATACTATAATATTTTATAGTACCTTTGTGATACCAAAATAAAACACAAAGTAAAATGGAACTTACAGACGAAGAGAAAGAACTTATCGAGATGATAAGGAACTTCAAGAAGTCGAGACACAATCCCTCTTGGGAACTCGAGATCTACATCAGAGAACTTTTTGAAAAGTTACTTGATTCTTAAACAAGGAGGCTCGAAAGAGCCTCCTCTAAACCAAACAACATTATGAACATCGAAGAAAAAAGAGCATCACAGATCAAGGCCATCAAGGACTCAAAGGTAAGGCAGAAACTGAAGGACATCGATCTCAACATATCTTGGGCACACATCGCCAAAGACTATTTCAACAAGTCTGTACCTTGGTTCTACAACAAACTCAACGGCATTGACGGGAACGGGGGTGAAGGTGGATTCACCCCCGAAGAACTCCAGCAGCTGAAAGGCGCGCTTTGCGACCTTGCTGACAGAATACGGCGTGCGGCCGACAACCTCTAAGTCTCCAGTTCAGTCTGTTAGTTTCAACAGATCGTGTTTCTTTTGGTAAATGGCCGTCAGGAGACGCGGCCGGAGCGGCATCCTTTCGGGTGCCGCTTTTTCGTAAACACATTCGCAATACAAACGCAATACATTTTTCACGGAATAGTAGGAAGTCAAACTAAGAATGACTAACTTTGCCAACGAGATTGTTAGGTGATAACATTTGAATGGAGACAATGAAACGCTCCGTCTCATCCATCTCCGCCTATAGAGCCCGGTTTCTCGCAAAAACCGGGCTCTTTGAAATCTACGCAGTTTCAAATATGCTGCGTCTATTCAGATGTATTCATCTAAGATTCTCAAAAACTCTGAAGAGCAAGGCTCCGAAGAGTATGTATTTTGCCGCTATGTTCGCAGAAACGGCAAAATCATCTACCCGAAGAACAAAGAGTTCTTCAGGTTTCCAAAACCGAAGAATAAGTAGCTTCGGGTAGTGTACGGCGGGAGGATATTGCGAGTATCCTCCCGCTTTTAGCTTTTATGTCAGCTAAATTGGATAAAAAGGAAAGATTCACTAAATTTGCAACAGCAATGAAGTTGTTGAGCATAGGAAATAACACCTCCTTTTTAGCTCGTTCACAGCCTGGTATTTCCTAAATGCCAGGCTTTTTTATTTCTATAATAAGCGTAAATTTTCTATTGTTAAATTTTGTAATCAATGGAAATATTACTACCTTTGCAACACCAAACAATATGCGATATGAAGTATGATGAATTTCACGACCTTGTTAAGGGGAATGGCTGGGAAAGGCTAAGGCAGTCTGGAAGCCACGTGATCTACAGAAAGGGAAGCCGGACTTACCCTGTTCCCTACCACAAAGGGAAAGAGTTGGGCAAGGGGCTTGAAAACAAGATGAAAAAGGATATGGGGTTGAAATAAGCCCCATATCACAACAAATAAAAGAATTGAGTTATGGTTATAGAGGCAATAATCGAAAGAGCTACGGACGGAACTTTCAACGTCTATTGCAGCAAGGAAATATTCTCTGGCGCTGGAGCCACCATCGAGGAGGCAAAGGCTGATATGATGCAGCAGATCAGGTTCTACAAGGAGACGGCTATCGCAGAAGGGTTCAAGTACCCAGCTTTCCTTGACGGGGAATATTCATTCTCCTACAAGATTGACGCGGTCTCGCTGATGCAGTATTATGTCAATTCGGGTATCCTCTCATTGGCCGGTCTCGAAAAGATCACCGGCATCAACCAAAAACAGCTTTGGGGATACATCAATGGAACCAAGCCACGGAAAGCTCAGGAGGAAAGAATCGAATCCGGATTCCGGGCGCTGGACAAAGACCTGAACGCCATATTCGCGTAATTGTTTGGTAGCATTACTTAGTATGGTGCGGCCCTGGGAGCTTCTTCCAGGGCTTTTCTTTTGGGTAAGGGCCAATGAAGAGGGTTAATCTTCGTCCGCCCTTACGATTTTTATTGGAGGGAAGCGCGTGGAATGGGGTTTTCAAAGGGCCAAAGCGAAAACCATAAGCAAATAGAGTTGATTTGCTTACGATTTTCATCAAGAGGGTGATTTTCGGGGGAAATGGGGAAAATGAGGAAAATCGGAGTGGTTGTGCCAAAATTTGGCACAAATAGGATAACTATTTTCACATATATTCAAATATAACAAAAGTTTATCTTGTGATATCTATTGTAGTTCTTCAATAAATTACGTAAATTAGTGAAAAATTATTTTGCTGAGGAAACGAAAAACCCCAACTACACTAACTACACTAACTACACTTGAAGTTAATAAATGAATATTAACGAAATAAGGTGTAGTTGCGGTGTAGTTGAAGAACTACACTCCAACTACATTCAACTACACTTGCGGTGACTCCAACTACACTAACTACACATTTTCGAGGGTCAACTACACCTCGTTTTTGGTTAACTCATTGAAAATCAAACATAGCTTCAAGTGTAGTTGGTGTAGTTGCTGTTTTTGCGAAAAATGTGGCTATAATATTTGATGAACTGTGAAATGCTCGATGTCAAATTGAAAGTGGATTCGCCGATGATGGCGGATTATCTGGCTTACCTGTTCCCGCCTGACAGTCCGGGCGGGCCTCTGAAAGTCTATGCCCGAAACAGCATAGGCAGGCTTCTCGTGGCTCATTGCAAGGTGGCGGAGGGTCCGGTGGCTCTGGAAGGCGACAAGGTCGTGGATCTGGAGTTGCCAAGCGACATCGCCACGGCTCCTATGAGGGATAAGTTCCTTTATTATGACAAGTACAGCACGGTGGCGTTGAATATGGCGATCAACGCCTTCTTTGACATCGAGTTCAAGCAGTACTACCTTGCCGGCTACGAGCTCGGAGTCCAGAAGAAGGACATAGTCACTGCGTTCATCGTGTCGAGGGGATTGTTCAGCACCGACTATTTCGACGCGCTGCACAAGAGGATCTACAGGCAATCGCAACAGACGCTGGACAAACTGGTGAAGAAACTTATCAACAAGGTGGATTACATCAACAGCAGTATAAACATAAACGGATTGAAAGATGATCAGAATCATTGACTCATTGCAGGCCCAGAGCCTTGACAGACAGGATGGAGTCTGGCATAAACTTGCGCTCGTTCCAGGGACCGCCACCATCGAGCGGTCGGAGAAGACGGAGGATGCCGGGAGGCTGGCCACCGTCAAGATCAACGCCACGCTTTCGGAGTCCTCGGAGATTATGAGGGACAACCTTATATTAAAGGTAGGATTCTGCCACGGGGACGATGAGACTTACGGCACCGAGGACTTGCCTCTTGCCTTCGAGGTCAACGAAACCAACACCTTGAAGCTGTCCAGCTCGTATCAATTCCCTGTCTTTTAGCGTGTCCTTTCCTTACGGGTGTCTCGCTGGTATCTTTGCGTAAACATTGATTAACAAGATGAAAGCAGACACATTCCAACTGGCAAGGGACATCGTGCAGGGGAAGTGGCTGGTCTCCAATCCGGAGCAGCTGCTTCCTATCGCTCGTGCTTTCCTCAGCAAGACTCCGTTTGAGATGGAGGTGAAGTCGGCGGTGGTCTCCACCGTGGCCGATTCCGGTGCTGGGGCCGGGAAAGCCAAGAGTGTCGCCATTGTTCCGCTTCACGGCACGATGACCAAGTACGACACCTGCACAAGTTACGGAACCACGTTCATAGCAAACAAACTCCGGGAGATGGCCGATGATGAAAATGTCATCGGTCTCGTCCTGGACATAGACTCCCCTGGCGGAAGCTGCTCGGCCATACCGCCGATGCTTGAAGCTATCAGCTACGCCAAGGCCCACAGGAAACCGGTCTATGTGCACGCTGACTGCTGCGCCTCGGCGGCCTACTGGGTGGCCTCACAATGCGATGCTATCTATATGGACAACGATCTCTCAGAGGTCGGTTCCATCGGTGCGATGGCTGTCTTCGTTGACAATTCAGCAACCAATCCATTAAACGGGGAAAGGACTTTAGTAGTCTATGCCGATGAGTCCTCAGAGAAGAACAGGGCCTATAGGGAAGCTCTGGCCGGAAACTTCGAGGCCGCCAAAGCGGAGCTCAAACCGCTGGTAGAGCAATTCCAGAATGCGGTCGTGTCCGGAAGGCCGAATATTCAGAAAGAGGAGAAAGGAGTTCTGAGCGGCGCGATGTTCGGCACCGCTGAGGCGTTGCGCCTGAATATGGCCGATGCCAAGAAGACCCTTTCCGAGACCATCGAGGCGGTCTTCGCACTCACAAGCGTTTAACCAATCTTTTTCATAATGGATAAGAAAACTCTCAACAATTCCAAGATGGGCCGGCTTGTGGCCCGTCTCTTCGGCAAGAGCGAGCTTGACGTCAAGGACGGCAAGGTTTCCCTTTCCGATCAGGAGCGGCAGAAGGTTCTGGAGAACTACGGCCAGGACTTTCTCGACAAACTGGAAAGCATCAACCTCGATGAGGAGGGTGATGCCGTGACCCTTTTCAACGCCGCCGTGGCCGCCAAGACAGATGAGGCCACCAAGGCACTTAAAGAGCAGGTGAAGAAGCTTCAGAAGGACGTTGTCTCATTGGCTTCCGAGCCGGAGCCTAAGCCGGATGCCACGGCAGTTCCTGCGTCCAAGGAGGCCAAGGTCTTTGCCATCAATATGGCGGCGGCACACAACAAGCTTGTGAAGGAAGCCCTTGATTCCGTCAATCCTTACGCTTTCACGGCGATGGAAGACGCTTCCATCGACATCACGGATCTCAACGCCGAGTTCAAGATGACGATGCCTCCTAAGATGAAGTTGGAGCTCCTTAACAAGAGGATCTACAACGGATTCGATGACGCCAAGCATATGACCCGCATCCAGTCCAACACGGACTACATCGCAAGCGCGGCCATTATGTCCGAGGTCTCACAGCAGTTCACACCGAAATGGACTCCTAAGGGAGCGGCCAAGTTCACTCCGATCAGGATTCCTTATCGCCGTCACAAGCTGAACGTGCTGATCCAGCCGGCCGATGTGCTCAAGAGCTGGCTGCTCTATCTCTACGAGCAGGGCAAGACTATGGCGGATATGCCTATCACCCGCTACATCATCGAGAACCACATCCTGCCTAAGGTGCTGGATGACATCACCATCTCGATGATCGCAAAGGGTAAGTTCATCGATGCTGGCGTTGTCGCTGACGGTGACGCGGGCAAGGCCGCCAAGAACTCTATGGACGGTTTCGAGACCATCCTTGTGGAGGGTAAGTCCGATGAAAACTGCAAGATCAACTACTACAAGGCGGCGGCCGATCCTATGCAGATGTCCGACTCCGAACTTCTGGCCTACATAGACGGCTTCGTGGACAGCATCTCCGGACTGTTCGCCCACATCGTGACCATCCACTGCTCCGAGCAGTTGCTGACACGCTACAAGAGGGCTGACTTCGCCGTGAACGGCAAGTACACCGGATTCGAGAATGACGGAAGCATCCGTTTCACGAACTTCCATCTCGTGCCTCTCAAGTCAATGTACAACTCCCCTATCATCTTCGCGACTCCAAAGGAGAACTTCGTGGAGCTGGTTGACCTCTCAAAGGCGGAGAACTGCATCGTCAAGATCGAGGAGCAGAACTACGATGTGAAGGTGTTCGGTGAATATTCCCTCTCAACGGGATTCAAGATCGCCGAGGCTGTCTATGCCGCTGTTCCGGACGGCTACACTCCGGTCGAGAGCATCGTTTCCGATGTTCCGGACACCGACAAGTGGGAGAACGGAAAGAAGGCTGCTGACAACACCGAGGATCAGGGTTCAGAGACCAACCCGGATCAGGGTCAAGGCGGTGCATAACCAAATAACAAGCGTGAATTATGGCTTACGTTAAATCATCAATTCCAAGACCTGGTGACGGCGCTGGTTGCGCCGCCACCAGAAAATCACAGATCATCCTCGTAGATGTGGAGGATGTCGCCAGCGAACCGGCAAGAGAGGTTGGCAACTGCGTTGTAACTGGAAACCTCACATTGAAGACCGGCGCAAAGGCAATCTCCATCTATGCCACGGCTTCCACGATTCAGGTCACCGAGGAACTTTCCGGAGATCCGGACGCCGAGGGAATCAAGACCGGTATCGTGTTCGACCACCCGGGCAACTCAGTGGCCATCAAGAATTTCATCGAGATCTTCAAGAACCGTGGCGTGATCGCCATCGTGCAGGAGTGCGACGGAACAACTGCTGGCCGTCCTCAGATTATGGGACGTGTCTGCAACCCGCTCAGGTTGTCTCTTGAGACCAAGATGGACGGTGAGGCGACCAAGAGGACTCTTACCTGGAAGCAGGCGTTGCCTGACAAGTTCCTGGCTGGTGAATATGCCGGAGAGATGCCGGAGATCGCCGAGGACGCCACAAGCGCGACCGGAGGAGCTTAGCGGATGTCTAAGATCGACACAAAAGCCGTCAAAGGCAAGGTTGCGGGCAACCCTGTAAGCGGCGGAACGAATCTGGTTGTCTGTGCCTACGAGGGCACGGACGGCCAGTTGTCCAAAGTCTGGGAGAAGATGACAGGTGTCAAGCCTGTTGTCATCACGGTTGAACCGGACGCTGACATCCGTGACATTCTTGCCGGAATCATCGCCGACAACAATGTCGCTGATGACTTCATCCTTGCTCCTGCCAACTGCGTTCCTTGCGCCAAGATCTCCATCGTGGAACTGGCCACGCCCCTTGTGTTCCTGGATGTCCAGGGCAACAAAGTGTATGGCGAAAGGCTGCCGAAACCGTTCTCCAAGGAGAAACTCGTGGAGATGCTTCCGGCGCAAGACCAGACAGCGGAGGAGTTCCTGAAGGACTACTTCAAGAAGAATCTCCATAGACCAATCGAGGCCGGATTCCGGTTCGGCAACATCGTGACTCCGGTCTATCGCGCGAATCCTTGCGAACATCTTGTCATCGAGGCGTTCGTCCGCAAGAAGTTCGTGTTCGCCACTCCTCAAGGCTATGCGGCCATCACACATCTGATTGACCAGTACCTGCTGAATGAGTAACGAGATTGACAGATGGATATGTTCGGGAGCCGAGGTCACTGAAGGACTTCGGCTCTTGAGCATATACGCGCCCAACAAGTGGCTCGACGCTCTTGTCAGGAAGGCGCCGAAGGAATATTCACACCTCCTGAAGAAAGCTTTGCTTCCGTTCGCCACAGAGGTTCCGTTCTCGCAGACATTGACGAAAGGCGGGCGGTTCCGGGAAGACTGGCCGTTCCTCTCCGAACCTGATTGCCCGACCGAACTGAAGGCCCTTGCCGCGGATATGATCACATCGTGGCACAACTATGTCAACGCCCACGAGGATCTGTTCAAATGCACCACTCCGGAAGAGTGCTTCGAGGCCGCGGAAAAAACGGTAAGAAATTTTTATCAAAATTCAGTTTCCCGCACTGAATTTCAATACTACAAGGAGCATCACCGGATTCTTGGCAAACATCCGATTTTCGCCTTGACAAAGAAACTGGATAATCTGAGACGAATGCCGATCACCGAGCTAATCCGGAAAAGGCGCAATGTCCAGGATTCCATCTGGCGCGCGGAGCGGGAAATCAAGAAAGGCGACCGCCCTGACCTGAAAGTGTCAAGAGAGGAAAGGCTTTCCCGCCTGAAGATGACGCTCGATGAGATAAACCGAATGATTAAAGAATATGAAGGAACTGACAACCGAACTTCTCGATGATCTTTCATCCCTTGCGGCCATCGGCTGGACTGATGCCGAACTGGCCGGATTCCTTGACATCACAGAAAGGCAATTGGATGTCATCTTGGCTGATCCCGTCACGATAGATGATCAGCGGATCAGCAACGCCATCAAACGCGGCCAGCTGGAGAAGAGGGCCAAGATCGAACTTGCCGTCGTGCGTGGAGCTATGGGTGGCGACGCCGACTCCATCGAGCAGTTCCGCGACATCGTCCGGGACAAAAGTTTCACCATCTCAAAGCTGGATCTGTTCGGCGGTGCCGAGAAAGAAGGCGCGTTCGAGAAGATTCAGGAATATATTGCTTCCGGATCAAAGGGCAACCTTTCCGACAAGGAACAGATCTACATAGACCTGCTGACGCTGATATATTCATTGGACGGCCAGTATGGCAAAAGGAGGACGATCAAGTTCCTGACCAGCGCCCCTTTCGGCATTCCCTACCAACGGGCCGCGGACATATATTCAGAAGCCGTGGAACTCTTCTACTGCAACCGCAAGGTCTCCAAGGAGGCGATGCGCAACAAGATGGCGGATCAGTTCGACACACTCTATGTCGCCGCGAGGGACGCCGCCAAGACATCGAAGGACTATGCCGTGGCCGCTGACATCCTTGCCAACAAGGCTCGTGCCCTCCAGCTGGACAAAGATGATCCGGCCAAGCTTCCGGCTGAAATCTACCAGCCGATGTTCCGTCTGCTTTCCGCAACGCCAGAATCCATCGGACTTCCGGCAGCCAACCGTGATGAGCTGGAAAGGCAGATTGACACCGTGGTCGCTCCGGAGTCCGTCAAGAGACGGCTCAGGACCGATGCAGGCATCGTTGATCTCGACATCGTAAAATACCTTGAGGATGCAAAGGAAGAGAGTTAAACCTGAATCCACACAAGCCGCCTCCGTCCAGTACCAGAACCCTTTCGCCCAGATCGTGTCGCTGGCCGGCGCCTGTCAGAACCTCAATGTCGTGGGGCGTGGCGGAGCCAAGACAACCGACATCCAGGCCGAAAGACTGCTGGATGTCATCTATGATATGCCAGGAGCGCCCGTCGTCTGGGTGGCCGACACGTTCACGAACCTGAACGCCAACATCCTCCCTTCTGTTCTGGAGGGGCTGGAACGAAAAGGACTCCGTGAGGGTGTCCACTATGTCGTCGAGAAGGAGCCGCCCACCTTTACAGATGCGGAAAAGGCTGGTCTCCCGGACTGGCTTAAGCCCCATTTCTGGAAACCGTTCAACAAACTGGTCTCCTACAAGCGAACCATCATCTTCTACACCGGCACCAACATCCGGTTCGGCTCCCTTGACCGCCCGGCCACCCTTGCCGGAGCCTCCTACGTCTTTGTCTTCGGAGATGAGGTGAAATATTTCCGGGAAGACAAGATCTCCAACCTGCTGAAGGCAGTCCGTGGCTACAGGCAGGAATATGGTCACAGTGTCTTCTACCGAGGATTCAGTTTCACCACCGATATGCCGGACACCACGCACATCGGGGAATATGACTGGATCCTGAAATATGCCCACAATATGGACATCCCGGCCATCGTGCTTGTGCTGAAAGCCGGCCTGGTCTATAACGAATGCCTGCACGAGGCTGCCGCCGCCAAGGACAAATGGATGAACACTCACAGTGCCGATGACCTGAACGTCTATCGCAGCAAATGCCGTGTGGCCGAACAGTGGAAAGCCCGATGGACTGAACTTAGGATGCGTAAGGAAGCCAGGACTTTCTTCATGCTGGCATCATCCTACATCAATGTGGACATTCTCACTGAGCAATGGTTCGGGGATGCCATCTCGGGTAAGCTTCCTGATCTGAACACGGCCATCCTCTCTATGCGCCCGTCCCTGGAATCAGGCGACCGCTTCTACACCTCCTTGAGTGAACGCCACTTCTATTATGATGGCACGGATGAGGAAGCCTACGATGGATTCGGACTGCTTGATCAGGAGGATTGCAGGGTGCTGAAATATCTCGATCTGGACAAACCACTCATCGCAGGAGTGGATTTCGGGAATATGTGCTCGATGTCCATCGCCCAGAATGACACCGAGAAGGGACGCTCGTGCCTGCGTGTTGTGAAGTTCCTCTACACTCTTGCGCCTGAATATGTCCCTGACCTTGGAGAGAAGTTCCGCGCCTTCTTCGCACCTGTGAGGCGCAAGACCCTGATGCTGTACTATGACCGTGCAGGCAACTCCTACAAGTCCGTGGGTGAGGATCAGGTCGGCAAGTTAAAGAAGGCTATTGAATATGATGAATCCGGCCGCCGTACAGGGTGGACGGTGCAGCTTATGTCCATCAACCAGGGCAACATCGGGCAGCCGGAGGAATATTCATTTATGCAGGAGATAATGAGTGAGCGTAATCCACGGTTGCCGGTGATTCGCATCGACGCGTATGCGGCCAAGCATCTGAAGCTGTCATTGGAAAAGGCAAGGACTGTGGTCAGGAACGGGGTTGTGTTCAAGGATAAGAAAAGCGAGAAGTTACCGGTGGAGCAGCTGCCTACGGAGTCCACCAACCCATCAGACTCATTCAAGTATCTTGTGATGACCAAGCAACTCAGAGGCGTGGTCAGCGGCAAGACGATGCTGCCGTCCTCGGCGACGGATCCTCGTGCGGTCGGGAAAAACAAGGACTGAGCGGGGCGTGCGCCATATATCACCCTCGGGAAGGAATCGCAATTGCGATTCTTCCGTTGCGCGGCCCGGACTCTTTTGCGTCCTAAAAAGTGCGTTTTTGCCGCGGCGGGGTGCAAGGCTTTGAACCACTTGATTTTGACGGGAATATATTCACAAAACAAGCCCGTTTGGCTGAAATAGCCGAGCCTTGGGCTGTAGTTTCCGGGTTGGGCGTGGTGTCCTTTTTATCGTCTTGGGAGGTGGCTAACTTTGTGATATGAACGTATATGAAGCATTGACGGAGATGAGGCGACTGTCAGAGGAAGACAGGAGCTTCAGCTTCTCGTTTATGAGCTATAACCCCACGAAAGGCACAAGCGACGGGATCGTCTATGTCCGGCGCGGGGTGCTGAGACATAGGGAAACCAAGGAGCACAACAAGAACGCTGACATCATCGAGGGCTACACGGATCTGGAGACCGGAGAGCCGAGGCGTTTCTACCAGCCGCTTCTGATGACATTCAACGGACAAAAACTGATACTCGTATGAGCAGAATCGAAAAAATATCCGACCACACATCCGTTCTGCGGCTGAACGATGGCCGGGCTTTCGCGCTTTCCAACAGGAGGGACAGCAGTCTGGACTCCGTGTTTTGGATGGCGCAACAGAGGAACTGGGAACAGTTGCCCCAGACGATTTGCGGACAGAAGATCGTGCCGTTCGGCCACGACAACAATCTGCCGGTGCACCTAAGGGACATCCTGGACGAAAACAATCTTGGTCCGGGAATCCTTGAAAGGCAGATGGGGCTTCTCTACGGGCAGGGCGTGTTCCTTAACCGGCTGGCTTACCAGGAAGGAAACATCGTGCATAACTGGGAGGAGGACAGGGAGATCCAGGCGTGGCTGGACAGCTGGGACTATATTAGCTACATCAAGGGGTGTATGACCGATTACCTGCATCTGAAAGGGTTCTTCGATGCCAAGTATCTGGAGAAAGGCCGGAGAATAGGCAGGGAGCCAAAGATAGCCTATCTTGAGCATATTCCTTCAAAGAACGCAAGGCTGGAGTGGACGGACAGCAGGGAGATCAAGGACGTGAAACACATTGTTGTCGGGGATTTCGAGCATTCCTGCGTGGGGACTGGCGTAAGGGTCTATCCGGTCTATGACAGGAAGAATCCAGGACGGTTCGGAGCGTCGGCATCGTACAACCACACATATTCATTCGCAAGGGATTTCTATGCTGTGCCTCAGTATTGGGGAGCGTTGCGCTGGATTGTCAAGGGTTCGGAGATTCCGACCATATTCAAGTACGTGACGGACAACGGAATCAACCTTGCTTATCTGGTGAAGGCTCCCAAGGAGTACTGGGAGGAAAGGCGTGACCGTCTTAGGATGGTTCATCCGACTTGGGATGACACCAAGGTGGAGAACGAGATCAGCCGGTTGACGGAGGATCTGCTGTTGCAGATGCAGGATGTGCTCAGCGGCAAGGAGAACGCTGGAAAGTTCTTCTATTCGCTCGATATGCCGTCTGAAAGCGGCGCGGGGCGTGTGTCTTGGTCCGTGGAGGCGATAGACCAGAAGATGAAGGACTTTGTGGAGGCTCAGTTGAAGATCTCGGAGGCTTCGGCATCTGCGATCACATCCGGAATGGGGCTGCATCCGTCGCTGTCGAACGTGATGGTGAACGGAAAGCTGGCATCTGGATCTGAATTGTTGTATGCCTTCAAGCTGTTCCTGCTTTCGGACACGGAGATTGCCTCACAGACGATTCTGGAGCCGATCAACCAAGCGATAGCGTTCAATTTCCCTGGAAAGGGGCTGAAACTTGGGTTCTTCCACAAGCAGTTGGAGGCGGAGGACGCTTTGACTTCATCGGCAAGGGTTAAAAATCAGTGAATATGATGGATTTATTCAACAGAAACAGGGATGGTTCCAAGGAATTGGAGGATCTGACCGGCCAATGGTACGCTTCCTCTCCTTTCAGGCTGATCGAGACGGAAATCCGGTTCGCCACCGATGAGGTGGCGCGGCTTGTGAGTCAGGAGGTGGTCAAGGAGGCCGCGGAGGCTTACGATGAGGATGAGAAACCGGAGCTTGTGGCCGCTGTGAGGCTTCCGGTGGCTTGTCTGGCGTTGATGCGGTACGCTAAGCTTTCGTCCGTGTCCCACGAATCGACCGGCCGGAAGGTCAAGATCGATGACAATGAGAGAAGCCCTTACGAATGGCAGATAGACAGGGATGACAGAGCGATGAGGGAGCGGTATTTCCGGGCTTTGGACGCTTTGTACACCTACTTGGAGACTTCCGGCAACGAGAACTGGAAGGCTTCGGCCAAGAGGACGATGATAGGCGAATCCATTGTCAGGAATATTCAGGAGTTCGAGGCGGTCTATCCCATCGATGGGAGCTATTACGTCTATTATCTGTTGCAGGCGCTTGTGATCGAGCGGCAAAGGGCGGTCATTGAGCCGTTCGCAGGGGATAAATGGGCTTCGATTACTGACGGTTCGGCTGAGCCGAGGGCGCTTTCGCTGGCCAGAAGGGCGGCGATACTAAGTGCGGTGATCGTGGCCGGAACGAGGTGGAGCCTTGAGGTGTTTCCTATCGAGATCGCAAGGCGGTTCTCCCCTACCTATCAGGGCAACAAGTCCAACCGTGTGGCCACGATGGATGAGATTGACTGGTATGTCGGCAATCTGAAAAGTGAGGTCAAGGACGCTTTGACGGATTTGTCGGCTCTGATCAGCGAAGATAAGGCGGATCCTAAGCTTTTGCCTGTGAATGACAGGCGGAACAAATTCTTTACCACCGAGTGATGAACACGATTGAGGTTTTCGAGACCGGCAAGGTCGTACAGGTGCCTGGTTCGTGGAGAGAAATGACTCCGGAGCAGGTGCGTGGGGTATTCCGGATCTTCGAGAGGTGTCTTAGGCGTGGGGAATCGCCGTTGGACTTCAATGTGAGGGTCTTGTGGATGCTGCTTAGGGTACGGAGAACTGTCAAGGGATGGTTCGCGGACATATTCAATGGGTCTTCTTCTGTCAGGGATGAGAATGTCTATCGGATGTGTGAGAAGTTTCTGGGGTTTTTGTTCTCGGAGGAGTCGGCGGCGTTGACGTTTGATTCGGTCGCGAATCCGATGCCGGTGGTCCGGTCGGGGCTTGTGAGGCTGTACGGTCCGGGGGAACTGCTTCAGGATCTGACTTTCGGGGAGTTCAGGCACGCATCCGCCGCAATCAACAGGTTTTTTAGGAGCCACGAGCCGGAGGATCTGGATGAATGCATCGCTTTCCTGTACAGAAGACGTTGCCGGAAGGCCAACAGGGCAGGTCGGATGGTGCCGGATGTGGACCAACGGAATGCACGTGGGCATATTCATAGAGCGTCGAGGTTGAAGGGGTGGCAGAAGAATCTTGTGATGATGTGGTTCGCGGCTTGCTTGAAGTACCTTCAGTCGGGTGTTCTGGAGATTAACGGGGAGGAGGTTGATTTGTCGAAGCTGTTCGCCGGGGATGAGAAAAGTTCGGGGATAAGCTTCGGGTGGAATGATCTATTGGTCGAGGTGGCCAAGGAGAACACGCTTGGAAACATCGACCGGGTGGATGAGGAGCCGTTGTTCTCGGTGTTGTCGATTATGTGGCATAACTATAAGGAAAGGAAGAGAAATGAGCAGATTATCAAGGCTTCAAAGGCTCACTGAGTACCTTTCGGGGTTGAAGATCCACTCCTGCTGGTGCTGTGGGCACATAGATCCGATTTGCACGACCACACAGTCGGACGCCACTTCCAAACTGGCGCATCTTTCGGGTGTGCAGGTTCTCGTGGCGCGTCCGGAGGTGCATCAGCGCGGGGATTCGGACACGTTCCGGGAAGAGTTGGGGACGGTAATCTTCGTGTTGGAGAAGGGGCTTGGGCTGGACAAGACGGAGGAATCGGAGAATGAGCAGTATTCACGGCTTCTGGAGATCGCGGATTTGATTCTGGCCTATATCGCCGAGGAGACCTCAAGCCAGAACTGCCGTCTTGTGACGGGTTTGGCGTTGGCTTCGGTGGATGTGGTTCCGGAGGCGAGCGTCTTCGGCGGCTGGAGCGGGTACAGCATCGAACTATCATTTGAGTGATGGATGTCAGGGCGCGTTTCGTTAGTGAGATCCTTCAGGATGAGGGACAGAGGCTTCTGAGGAATCAGGGCAAGGCCATCGAGGCAAGGGTCAAGAAGCGTTCCGGGCGGCTGGAGTCGTCCAGGAGTGTTTCTGTGACCGGCGGCAGCGGCGCTTCGGGGACTTTGACGTTCGTCCACGTGGCCTACGAGCGCTTCCTGGACATGAAGCGCCTCCAGCGAGGAGACCAGTCCGTCAAGAGCAACCGCAGGATCCACAACCGCTATGTCTTCGGCGCTTTCGCCTCCATCGCCGAGCGTCTGATGTACGAGTTCACGGAGGATGTCATCGCCCGGATCCGGGAATCGGAACTGGGCCAAACGAAGTGAAAATCAGGCGGGAAGTCTTGATTATTTGGCCGGAAAGTTGTTTCTTTGTAAACACAAATGCAATACAAACGCAATACGGGCAAATGAACGAAATATTAAATACTTCTGATATTCAGACAACAAGCGCCACTTCGACAGTCGGAGATTCTGTCTCTTATTCATTCTATGCGGATGCCAACACTCAATATGTGGCGATGAAAAAAGATGAAGATATCTATTTCACCGGCCACTCTAACCATCCAACCTTACAGAATTGGCTGGATGGTTCAATCCCGCGCAGATTTATTGAATTAGTGACGAATGCCATCAATAACAGGACGAGAGAACGTAATTTCTCCCGCCTGAACGAACAGTTGGCTTCCGGGGATATCTCTGATGAGGATTTCGACAAGGCGATTTCAGAAAGGGAAAACGAGTTCGTGATTCAATGCAATATTAAGCCAACAGAATGGGACATCAAGGCAGCTTCGCTTTTGGCGGAGAACATCTTGGATGTGTCCGATACGGATGATTTGTCTGTACTGTTTTCTTTTGATGAGAATGAGGTGAAAAAGTATATCCTGAAATAAATGGACCCATATTTCATAAGATATATTCCATAAACCATTTTTATCTACTTCTACGATTGTGGCGTTCGGTGGGATGATTTTTGCAAGAAAGAGAAATAAACACTAATCTTTGAAGCCCTATGTTCTTTATCGGTGATATCGGATGGCTTGTCTGGCCGTTGTTGTTTGTCGCTTTGATTGCGATTTTTGTCGGTTTGGCAGGGTTGATTATATTTCTCGTAGGTGGAACGATTGGAAGTGCCGTGGTTGGACTGACCTCCAAGAACAAAACCAAGAAAAGCGTTATGGGTGATTTGCTGTTGCTTCTTAGTGGCCTGGTCATTCTTGCAAGCGTTGTCTTGACAATCATCTGGGGTTAAACTCCATTGTATTTGTCCTTTGCAGCCGCCTGATAGCGGCTATTTTTGTGCCATAAAATCACGTGAGATTATGGCTAAAAGAATTACGGATGAGGATCTTCGGCTGAACCTGATTGTCAACGGGGACGGCGGGAAGAAGGAGATGCTGGAATTGGAGAGGCAGATGAAGGATTTGCAGAGTTCCACCAAAAAGACACGAACGGAGCTCAAGAATCTGGAAAAGGCCGGAAAGACCGGATCTCAGGAATATCAGAACCTGACGAAAACCTTAAAGGATCAAGAGAAGACCTTGACGGAATGTCGGGATAAGTACAACAAACTCCAAAGCGCCATATCCCTTGAAAACAAGACATTGGCGGAACTTCGGAACCATCTGAAACTTACGCAGGCAGCGCTTAGTAAGGCTGTTCCGGGGACGGAAAACTGGAAGAAACTCAGCGCGGAGGTCCAGAAAACAAAGGCAAGGCTGAGAGAGCTGAACTCTCAGGCGGGGCAGACCAAGGGCGCGCTGGAGAAGTTGTCGAGCGTCAAGGCCGGCGCTTTGGCGGCGTTCGCCGCGATTGCCGGAGCGATCAGAGGCGTGGCAAAGGCGTTCCAGAAGATAATGGACTTCGAGCAGGCCAACGCGAACCTCTCCACCATCATCGGCAAGAACGTCAAAGACATCGAAGCCCTGACATATTCAGCGATGGAGCTTGGACGGACCACTGAATATACCGCCTCGCAGGTCACTTTGCTCCAAACGGAGTTGGCAAAGCTGGGTTTCAAGGAAAACTCGATTATGGATATGCAGGAGGCGGTTCTGCATTTCGCCACGGCCATCGGAACGACTCTTCCGGAAGCCGCCGCTATGGCTGGAGCCACTTTGAGGATGTTCGGACTTAACGCCAAGGACACGGAGGACACTTTGTCCGTGCTCACGGCTGGAGCGAACAACAGCGCGCTCAGTTTCACGTACTACCAGACCGCTATGGCCACGGTCGGACCGGTGGCAAAGACTTTCGGGTTCTCGCTTCGGGACACTGTCGCTTTGCTCGGAACGCTGGCCAACGCCGGCTTTGACGCTTCATCAGCGGCCACGGCCACAAGGAATATCCTGCTGAACCTTGCCGATTCGAGTGGCAAACTGGCGGTCGCTTTGGGCAAACCCGTAAGCACGTTCCCTGAATTGATGGACGGTCTCAAGACCTTGAAAGCGCAAGGGGTTGACCTTAACACAACGTTGGAGTTGACGGACAAAAGGTCGGTTTCAGCGTTCAACACGTTTCTGGACGGCGCGGATGCGGCTTTGAATCTTCGAGACTCATTGGATGATGTCAACGGAGTTCTGAAAAAGACAGCAGAAGAGAGAATCAATACAGTCGAGGGTTCGGTAAAGCTTCTACAATCGGCTTGGGAGGGGTTGATACTATCGTTCAAGGACTCATCTGGGGTTATCAAGGATACTATCGACTGGCTTACCAAATTGACAGAGTCAGTATCGAGCTTCGTCAATGCAAATCGCAAACAGGGCTATTATCAGCAATATGTTCAGAGCCTTAAAGCGGCTTCTGAAACTATGTCGAGAGACGAACTCGTCAAGTATATCTATGAGCAACAAGAGGCTTTGGCAAGTACCGCAAAAATAGTTCGAGAAGGTGTTAATTCTAAATCAGGGAAGTGGCTGGACGGTGGCGCGGCCGAGGCAATGGCAAGATCTGCGGAAGGTGAATTGGAAGGATTCAAAATGGCGGCAGCTGCCTATCTTGAGGGAGATGACAACATCATCGGTCCAGTTCGGAGCAATACGTCTTCGGCCACTTCGACAAGTCCTGTGACCAATGATAGTACGGCAACTAAGGCGGGAAAGAAAAGTGGCAACCAGTGGTCATTGAACAATGATGAGGCGTTCTTGAAGGCTAAGGCGGAGTTGACACGGCAGTACAATGAGAAGGAGATTGCTTCGCAGGGGGAATATGACGATAGGATTTATCAGCTGGAGGTGGCTACATTGACGGCGCGGCTGGCGGCTCATAAGGAGAAGGGAGCGGAAAGGGCAAAGATTGAGAATGAGTTGCAGGATAAGATCAAGAAGCATTCGGAGGATGCGTTGAAGAAGCAGCAGGAGAACGAGAAGAAGGCTGCGGAACTGACCAAGGAGGGGGCTGCGATCATCACTGAGGTGGAGACGGATAAGACAAAGGCGGCGATGGATGGTGAAGAGGTTCGGTACCAGGCGGAATTGAAGAAGTTCAAGGAGACGCAGGTGCTGTACGAGAATCAGGCGGCGGTGCTGGAGGCTATCGAGAAGAAGCATCAGAATAAATTGTTGAAGATCAAAGAGGATGCTTCGAATAGGGAGTTGGCGCTGCTTGAGGCTAAGCACAATGTCAAACTGCAAGAGATTCAGAATGACTATTCCAAAGTCGTAGCCGAGGAATCCCCGAATTCTGTTGGCGTTATGAAAGCAAAGAGAACCAGAGATGACACTCTAGTTAAAGAGAATTTGTCTTATCAGAATGTCTTAAAAGATCGTCTTCAACAGATAGTTGATACCGGAGGATTTGACGGCATCAAACTTTCAGAAGAAGAACTGGAAAAATACAGGTTGAAACTTGAGCAGGTCACCGGCAAGATCAACGAATTAACCGCAACGCAGAAGAAGAGCAATGCGGGAATATTCGGGGGCACAGGCAACGGAGAGTTGTTCGGTGTGTCGCAAGAGAAATGGAACCAGCTTTTCGCCAACATCGCTACTGGCAAGGCTGGCACCGAGGATCTGCTTACCGCTTTGTCCGGAATCGGCGGGGCGGCTCAGGAAGGGTTTAAACTGGCAAGCCAAGCGATCGCTCTTACGGCTGCTAAAGAACAGCAGGACTTCAAGCGGTACCAGAAGGACAACGAGAAGAAAAAGAAGGCTCTCAAGTCTCGTTATGATGCCGGTCTGATGTCTCAGGAACAGTACAATGCAAGGGTCGAGGAGATGGAAGCCGAGGAAGAGGCCAGACGTGAGGAGATGGAAATCAAGCAAGCCAAGCGTTCCAAGGCTCTCAGTTTGTCACAAGCGATCATACAAACATCTTTGGCTGTGATGAAGACCTTTGCAGAATGGGGCGGATGGCCGGCGGGTGTGGCTCCTGCTGCCATTATGACGGCATTGGGCGCGGCTCAGATCGCGATGATCGCGGCGCAACCGATCGGCGCCGAGGAAGGTGGCTTCGTGAACACTCGGAGGGCTCAGGATGGGAAGGCGTTCAAGGCGCGGTTATCTCCGGACAAGAGAGGGTTCGTGTCCTCACCTACCGTGCTTGTGGGTGAGAATGGCGGGGAATATGTGATTCCGGCTGACGGACTGAGCAATCCGACGTTGCTGCCATTCGTGGCTACGATGGAGGAGGCTCGGAAGGCTGGGACGTTGAAGAGCCTGAACTTCGAGGCGGTCTATCCTGTGGGGGCCGCTATCGGCAGGGAAAGCGGTGGGTTCACTGGCACTTCGACAAGCCCGGTGACTGGAATCGGCTCTGGGGCTGGTGCCGTAGTTTCGGCAAGGTCAGCGACCGATGAGAAGTTGCTGGAGGCTATCGAGCTGCTGAACAAAAGGCTCTCCGTGCCTATCAAGGCGGATGTGTCGATGCTGGGGAAGAACGGGATCATCGAGCAGACGGAGAAGTACAACAGGGCGAAACGCCGGAGTACCTACGGCAGGTAGCGAAAGTTTTTCTGCATTTTTTTCGCAAAACTCTTGGAAATTGAAAAACGAAGTTGCATATTTGTGGTGCGATACATATTGGATGGCACTCTTTAGCGGCTGATTTTGTCCCGTTATTGATTGCTGACATATTTTTTAGAGAGTTTTTGTCCTCTGTATGGTCGTCATTGGCGAAAGCCGTGACTGTACTAGCCGCAAGGCTTCCAGTATGTATCGCAGACCTATAGCAGAGGACATTTATTTACAATTAGTTATGCGATACACTAATTCAAACAACGCGGCTGTTGCCGCAGAAAGCCACAAGATCGGGGCTGACTCTTTCATCATCGAGACCAGGATTGAACTGTTCCAGATTGCAGATCGATTCTCGGAGTGGGAAAAGCAGATGTACGAGAAGAAGGAGTTGCTGATGGACGGAAGGTTCGACAATGAGATTCGGACGATGAATGCTGCGTTCTACCAGTTGGATGAGGCTCTGAGAAAGATTCTGAATGAGGAGCTGGAGTTCGACATCCTCCGCCACGACACCGTTACGGAGTGATTTTTGCAAGGACTTGTCTGACAATTAATTCTGAATGAGTATGAGAAAAGTTATTTTAGTTATCGCTATACTGTTGGTTGGCTTCAGCGGGGATTGCTTTGGAAGAAAGCTGGCGGATCCAGACACGCTTACATTCAAGAAGACATATTCGATGCCGGGAATGAGTGAAGATGATATTTACGTTTTCACGGCTGGATGGAAAGCCCCTTGGATGGAGTTCTATGGGATTCGTGACAAGTATGGAACTGGTGGTAAATGCTATGCTTGTCGGTTCTATGGGGAGAAGTTGGATAAGGTCACAGCTAATATATTCTCTAAAGTTTATCTGGTTTTCCGGGATGGGTCTTTCGATTTGATATTCTCCGATATTTCCGCAAGCTGGAGGCACAACTATATAGATTGCTTGTCTTCACAGGATGACAGATTCAACCGCAATGTGTTTTGGCGAATGTCGTACAGTATGAAAATCCTTGACCAGATAAGGGAGCGTTCCAAGGAGTTGTTCGAGATAGTCACCGCCTCGATGGATCATTACCTTGAGGTCGGCCCGCCGGTGGAGCTGAAGAAACTCTGACAATCCCGCCGTCCCAGACAGCCGCCTCAGGGCGGCTGTCTTCACGTCAAGAATCCACCGAACAAAGTGAAAATCAGCGGAAAGTGTTGATTATTTGGCCGGAAAGTTGTTCAATTATTTTTTTTGTATTGCATTTGCATTTACAAAAATATTATCATTATCTTTGCACAGATTGATGAGATACATATTGATGAAGGCGCTATGAGCTCATATATTCAGCAATTAGAGGAATATTTTAACAAGACTACTCTTGAGCAGCAGGACAAGGATTACCAAGAACTTCAAAAGTTCAATAAGAATGGTATAACTGTTGATGACTACATCCGGGATTTAGGAATTATACTTTAGTTATCATTCTATGGCATTCAGCAAGTATAAGAGCAAATCCGAGATGAATGAAACTTTAGCTAAGTCTTTGCACGACAGTTCGTCTTTCCTCCCCGTTGGACATTGCGCATACTATGCTTGTTTTCAAAGGATTTGCCATATATGTTATTATGTTATCGGGAAAACAAAGGATCAAATCGCCTCAGAGTGTAGTTTAAGCAGAGAAGGTTCGCACAATTATCTGCTGAACCTCGTATTGGAATACATCAAGAAGAGTAATCCTAATGATGGCCGTACTTTGCGTAGGGATATTTTCCAACTAAAGAAACTTCGCGAGTCAGCAGATTATGAAGATGAAAATTTTGATTCATCCAAAAGTTCGAACTCGCTTGATTTGATGAGAGAGATCCTTCCTATTTTGAGAAAATACTGAATATGACTTCTAATGAATATATTATCAATGAACTGAATCTTCTTCTTGAAAAGATTCAGAATATTCGAGTACGCTACGAGTTCGATCAAATGTCTTCTATGCATATCATTGAAATCGTGCCCGATGATGTTTATCGTAACGATGCGTTATACCTTGAATGGGAGGATGACTTATTTAGCAGATTCATCGAGGAATTCCCTACTGAAAACATTTGCTTCATTTCAGATAAATCATACATCGAAGTGAAAAATCCAATCTTTGTTAAAGAAGGGGCTGGTTTTGCATCCTTCTCGTGCAAAGATGAGAATCGCTTCTCTTTGCGGAAATCTGAAATCACTCCAAAATTCCACGAAATGCCTTTCACTTGGATTTCATTAGCGCCTATTGGATGTGAGACTTATTCCTTTTCGCAGCAATCAGGTGCGCAATTCCGTGTTGAAATTAATAATGATAACTATCCAAAAGCAGCATAAGAATTATGGACAACAGCAATCCAAAGTCAGGGTTTACCCTTGAAAATATCATCCTAATCGAAAGTTCTTTCAAAAGAATTAGCGATGTGATATTCGACAAGAAGGCTCAAAACTCATTCGATATAAATGTTGGAGTCGCATCTGCCGAACCAAGAATAGCCGTCACTGTTGATGTTACAGTGGCGCAAAAGCGTGACGAGGTTGAGCAGTTCAGGATTACGGCAAAAATGGTGGGAATATTCAAGAAAGAAGGTGAATCGGACATCAAAAGCGATGAGGATTTTGGCCGTATCAATGGTGCGGCCATTGTGTTCCCTTTTGTAAGAGAACACATTGCCAATGTGGCATTGAAAGGAGGCTTAGGTGCGGTTCTTATCCCACCTGTTAATTTCACGAAGTACACGGGTAAAGAATAGAATCCGTTTCCGTTGTCCTTTTGTAGCCACCTGCGGGTGGCTATTTTTGTGCCATAATGAGTTCGTTATGGTTAGGATATTGACTAAGGATTTCACGGAGCTGGATCTTACGAAGGGGTTCGAGTTCCAGATCGAGATGGAGAACCCGATGCTGGAGGAGGATCATATTCCTTCGGCTTTCAGCACGCAGATTTCGTTTCCGCCGTCGCCGGTGAACAGGCGGGTGTTCGGGTACACGCCGGCTATGTTCCTGGCGCCGAACGTGAAGAGGCTGGAGGCTTCGGTGTGGATCGGGGGTGTGCCGTTTGTGAGCGGGACGCTGGTGTATGATGGGATCGAGGACGGGTGTCTGATGTACACGTTCACGGAGAAGGTGGTGGAGCTGGAGGGGAAGATCTGGGACCAGGAGATTCTGGAGTTCGATGTCAGAAATGGTGTGCCGTCAAGTGATTTGTTTTCCACACCATTACTCATACGTAAATCAGGTGTAGCGTTGCATCCTTACGAGGGAACAATCCGATCGCTCGGTCCACAGGATACAACAAAACGCACCTATCAGACCAAGTACTTAAATTATGTGAGTAGTTACGAGACTTTCGATTATTCTACCTTTACTCCAGCCGTTCGAGTCTCGACCATAATGAGGAACCTTCCGGTAGATTTCCCGACAAGGGTGTCATTTATAACTGTTGAAGACCTTTGTGTACTCGGATGCTATCACGAGATAATTTACGATGGGGTCACACGTAGTTCTTTGAGTTCAGAAACAACAACAAGATCCGATGGTAGCATAAGTCAGAATAATACCACCCTCGGGGGGATAGAAACAGGAAATTATATAACTGATGTCGCCCATTGTTTACCAGACATCACGTTTGCGAATCTGATCAAAAACTTGTGTTCAATATTCGGAGCGAGTTGCTTTGCTGAAAACTACCGCCTCAAAATCATGTTCAATACATCCATTTTAGGAAGTTCCCCTACAGATTGGACTGATAAAATTAACGATGATTTTGCCACAGAGGAGGAGCCAAGCCAATCATATTCCTTTGGGTACGAAGAAGAGGAAAGCAACTTAGATGGAAACACTCTTCAAGAATCCATTCAAAATGGGACTATAGCCGAGATTTCTGATGCAAGAGGGATAGAAGACATTCTGGATTGTTTCGATGACAAAGAAGAATATAAAACCGTGTTCTGCAAACAGTCCGGTGATATCTATTCAGGTCGGAAATATACGGCTTATATTACACAACTAGGACAAGAGGACTACGTCAATATGGTGCCGTTATCCGATGCAGCATACGAATGTGACGTGTTATACACAAGTGGGGCAATTTCAAAACATGAACCCGACAATGACTCCGATGAGTTTAGCAACAAGTCAGACTTCACTCTTGTGCGATGTTCTCCAGAAAAAATCTTCTACGGAGAGACTGCCAGGAAATACCGTATGACACCAATTATTGACGTGGAGACAGGAAGTTCGGAACGAAGTAAGAAAACGTACATAGGAGTTATGTTCAACGACCAATTGATCAGCAATGGGTTTGCCTGCAATGTAGACCTACCATTAGTATCTTCGTTGGAAGCTCTATCCATCACGCCCGCCGCTCTTTGGGACAAGTACCACAAGGCGTTCGCGGAGTGGTTGGGGAAGACAAGGCAGAGGGTGTCGGTGGATGTGAATCTCTCCCCTATCGACCTGCATAATTTCAGACTGTACAGGCCGGTGTACTTCAAGGGGAGGAAATGGATTGTGGCAAAGCTTTCGGTGACGGTGGCGGCGGGGTCGGAGGCAGTCTCGACACGTGGGGAATTCATCGAAATCTGATGTCCTTTCTGAATGGGGTCTCCAGGTGTACATTTGTCCTGGGTTGGGGATGATATACCCTGCCATTGAAACACGGATATGGAATTTACAGGTAGCATACAATTCGCTGACGAAAGCTCTTGGCTGACGCTGACCACGGAATCAGATGACACGGTGACGATCACCGTTAAGTTTGGTTCACGAATCCTTGCATCACAGGAGGTGCTAAGCTTTGACGTGGCTCCTAACTCCGGAATTGTACGGCTACCGGCCGGCGAGATCCTCGGAGCGCTGATGGGCAATGGCATAGGGATGGTGACTGGCTCATTCACGGCCACACAAGGCTCGTCCTCGTGTTCGTACAGTTTTAGCGTGCTGCCTTGCAGGAAGTTCGCGTACAAGTCCCTTGCCGCAACTATATTCACGACAAGGCCGACTAAGTCCCCTGCCTATGAAGGAGCGGAAGATCGGCTCTATTTCTACAGGACTTCGGGTGATGTCTCCACTTATGTCAGATTCGACTATCTTGACGGAGGCTCTTCTATCAGTTACAAACTTAGCCCCACCTATTATGTGTCCACTAAATACTATGACCTTGACATCTCCACCGGCACAATGTTGTCCACTGCTGCATCCAAGGGTCTGGACACATCGAAAATAACGGGGTTCAAGATCTGGATTGAATATTCCGGAAGCAAATCAGAGACATATTCATTCGAGATCAGAAGGACACGGTTGCCACTGAAGACGTACAAGTTCCTGGGGCGGCGAGGGACGTATGAATATATTCACGCAACCGGGAAGTTCAGCCGCTCGATAGAGTCGGAGACGCAGGTGTTCGTGAATTCCGGGATAGAGCAGGAGCTGGAGAATGACTATTCGATGACATTCGAGCAGAACTCCGGGCACATCGACAGCATCGGGATGAACGGGTACTGGCTGGAGTTTCTTGCGGCCAAGGAGAGGTACATCATCGAGAAGGATGGTTCGGAACGGGCTATTGTCGTGGACGAGTTCAAGACATCGCTGACGGATAGGACTGTCAGCAGCATGACGTTCAAATGGCATTACGCCAACCCTAACAACACTGTCATTGACAAAGTGGACATCGACATCACAGGACTTGGCATCCTCGGGCCGTCCACCGTGAACGACGTAAGCAACACGGCGCAGTTCCAGGTGACATATTCACCGTCGAACACGACACAGCGGAGCATAACCTGGAGTGTGGTGAGCGGTTCGGACTATGCGTCCATCGATGAGAAGGGGCTGCTTACTGTCAAGGGAGGAGCGAACGGTTCTACGGTCAAGATCCGGGCGACAAGCAAGGACAACTCAAGCGTCTATGCGGAGAAATCAGTCACTGTCACCTACAAGATCGCTTCAGTGAGCGTCACCGGCGTGAGTCTGAGCAAGTCCGTGCTATCCCTCGCTGTCGGCGAATCGGAAACATTGGTGGCCACAGTAGCGCCGGAAAGAGCGACCGACCGGTCGGTGACATGGGAGTCATCAAACAAGAACGTCGCCACGGTCAACCAAAACGGTACAGTGAAGGCGGTGGCCGCCGGTTCGGCGGTCATAGGGGTCAGAACCAACGACGGCGGATTCACGGCAAGATGCAATCTCACCGTGGCCGCCGTGGTGAATGAATATACCCTGACAGTGAACTGCGCGACACCGGGAGCCACTGTGAAGGTTCTTGAATATGTCGCGGGACAATCGTCCATAGCTGACGCTGTGACTTACACGGAGCCAATGACGTTCAGGGAGAACACCACTGTCAAAGTGTGGGCTTACAAGAATGGGATGATCGACTCCGGAATGCAGACAATAGTGATGGATTCAAACAAGACCGCCACGGTGGCCTGCAAGACGATTCCGACATGGAATCTGGAATCGGAGATGTCCGCGGAAGCAGCAAGTTTATCTATTCCTTACGAGGTGTCGGATCCGGATTCTGTCGGTTGGCGGCTGGAGTCTGATGCGGACTGGATCGCCGTGGACTCAGATGCAGCTATCGATGTTAACACGAACTCGTCATCCAGCAGCAGGACAGGTCATGTGAAGCTGATCTGCGATGCCGTCGAAACCGATTACGTCGCGGCCACCTGCGAGATCACCCAATCGGCGGCCGCGGAAACCCCGAAAGCAGACCCGTCCTGGAATTTGCCTACCACATGGACAATCAACGCAGACGGGAGCAATGATCCATTTATCCAAGTCACAGACAACGACAATGTTGGCTGGAAAGTGGAGTACCCTGACTGGATGGAAGCAGAAGGAGGAATAGATTCCGGGACGGGCAGCGGAGCAGTCGCGTTCCAGATTGTTGCCAACACCGGCGCGGAGAGGTCGGGGACGGTGAGGCTTGTCAGCGCGGACGGAAGCGTGACCTATGCCACGTGCGTCTTGACGCAGGAGGCGGCGACCGAGCTGGATCCATCCATTAGCTTCTTACAGGATACGTTCAGCGTCCCGGCCACGACCACGAGTGTCACGCAGCGTTTCTCCTCCAAGAACCTCACAGGGCTGACGGCGACAGTGACTGGCGCACTCGAGGGGGCAACCGTCAACCTCAATGGAGTTTCGAAGACGCTCGTCGTGAACTTCAGGGCCAACACAACCTCGTCAGAGCGCGTGAGCACCGTCACTGTAACGGGGACGCGCTCCGATGGGAAGGGAACCTACTCGAAATCGTTCACGATAACCCAAGCGGCGGCATCCGAGGCTACTGTGAAAGAACCATCGATATCGACTGAGTTCGATTCAACGACGGTCAAATCGACAACTACAGAAGTTTCATTGAGCTATGGTTACGAAAACCTTACAAACCTGACCGCCGCTGTAACCGGAACTCTCAAGAGCGCCGCTGCCTCATTCTCTAGTTCAGTCAACGTATTGACAGTCCGTTTTTTGAAGAACACCTCCTCCGAGTCAAGAACCGGCACCGTCACATTAACCGGAACACGTGTTGATGGACTGGGAACGTTCTCAAGATCATTTACGATTACCCAAGAAGCGCCTGAATACTTCACCTTGACCGTCAATGTCACTCCGAGTGACGCAATCATCGGGGTAATTATAGACGGCACGGTAACCACATACACCGCAGGAATGGCTATCCCGGCTGGGGCAGATGTCACAGTGTCAGCGCATAAGGACGGTTACAAAGACTTCATTACGCGTTTCACCATAACCGAGAACAAGGAGATTGACCTGGTTCTCGAAACAGAATAGGATACATCATGAACAAAGAGTGTGATTGCAAGCATAGCGGAATCAGGATAGTGCGGGGCAACGATGTCACCATCGAGGCGGTGGTGTCCGTGTTCGACAAAGCCACGGGGACATATTCCCCGATCGACCTTTCGGAGGTGGAGGGCGTGTCATTGAATATGGTCGGGCCGTTCGGCCGTGTGGCCGGGCGCGAGGTGTCGGCTATTGGCTCAAAGGTCACAGCCTTCTTCCCGGCTGGGGCACTCGGTGTGGGGTCCTACGGTGTGGAGATCATATTCAAGGATTCCGCCGGCAAGTCTAGGTTGTACGAGCGCGACCTTGTAAGGGTCGTGGAATCGGGAGAAGAGACTATCTGTTGCGCGGGTTCCGCCGACGGAAGGACCGTCACCGTGGATTTGAAGACGAGGGTCATCACGCTCGGAGGAGTTCCGATAGTGATACTTGACGAGGCCGCCTACGCGGCGTTGGAGAGGAAGGATCCAGGGACGCTGTACGTGATAACAGGAGGGTCAGGCGATGAGGATTGACGAGGCCGCGGACATCCGTCTCGGAAAGAGGGCGGTGTCGAGGGTCATGCTGGGCGAGGCCCAGGTGTGGCCGGTGTCGGAGAGGGCGCGGCTCGACGTGTCGCCGGGAGTCATCTGGCTGCTGAGGGCTGCGGACTGGACGGACTACGTGGACGTGCTGTCGAACGTGGACTGGAGGGTAGGATGACATCAAGACTATTATGTTAAACCAATATAAACACATCAGATTATGGCAAAACCATCATGGCTAACAGTGGACCCGACGAGCGGCTCGGGTGACGGGACGATAACCAACACGGGGCTTGAGCACACCGGGCGCGTGCTTCGCACCGGCACGGTGACGGTCACCGGAGACGGGGTGGCGGGGAGCAAGACCTACACCGTCAACCAGGAGCCGAAGCCGGAGTTCGTGGAGATGGACAACGGCGCGTCGATGAGCGTGTCCAAGGAGGGAGGCGCCGTCAAGGTCACAGGAAAGTCCAACTCAAAGGCGCTGAGCTTCTCCTTCGTGGGCGAGGCTGGAGGCGCGGAGATGGCGGCCTCCTACACGGCGGCCGGAAAGTCCGCGGCAAACGGCTCAGAGATCGAGGGCGACCCGGGGGCGGCGGCCCAGTACAACTTCGAGGTCGAGGTGACCGTGCCGGAGAACTCCACCGTGGACGCGGTGGCGAGGACGGTCAAGGTGTCCAACGGCGGGGCCGTGGCCGCGCAGATCGTGCTGAACCAGACCGCAGGCGACGCGTTCCTCAATCTGGACAAGGAGACCGTCACGCTGCCTTGGGAGGGCACGCCGGCGCAGGTCGTCAACGTGGACTCCAACACATCGTGGAGCGTGTCCTAAGGGGGCCGTCCCTTTCACTTGGGCCGGCGCGGCTGACCCCGCGCCCGTCCGCAATTTTTTAAGAACAGAACGTCATGGCATTACCTGATTGGCTGAGAATATCCCCGGTGTCCGGAAAGGGCGCGGGAGCCGTCTCCGTCGAGGCCGACCCGAACGAGGGCTGCGACCGCTCGGCGGAGGTCACGGTGGCCGCCGCGGAAGGGCCGTCCGCCACGCTGACCGTCACGCAGGCCGGAAGGAGGGAGCCGTTCGGCGGCTCGGACACGGACTTCATCCTGTCGGAGGGCGGGACGCTCAACGTGCTGAAAGGCGAATAAAATGTGATCGAATATGGCATACAACAGCAAATACACGGGCGCCCAGGTGGAGGCGCTCCTCGACAGGGCCGGCGCGGCCCCTCAGATCTACGACATCGGGTGGCTGATGAATCTCATCTCCGCCTCGGGAAACGGCACCGCAACCCTGACCGCGGAACAGTTCAACGAGGTCAAGGCAGCCGCGGACGTGCACAAGACATTCATGGCCTACGGCGAGGTGTATTCGTCCACCACCGCCACTAGCGAGGGCGATACCATTATCGCATTAGCGAGATTATATTCATTATATCCCTCCTCCAACGGCGTAATCTCACTTTTAGTAGTTTCGCTGAATGGCACATACCAGGCGGCCCTAGGTAGTGTAAAGTTCGTCACGCAGAATGACTTGACCGTCTACGCCAAGAAAACCGACCTTCCTGACACATCAGCGTTCCTGAAGCTCAAGTATCAGTTCGCTAACATCTCGGGATCGTCAACCCCGTCCTTGACCGTGGCGGCGGGGAACTGGTACTATCTGTCTAGGGGTATGACAAACCCGACATCACTGTCGCTGACCCTTAGTGACCCGGGAACCAGCGACAACTCCACCAATCCCATAATGCTGCGTTTCAAGACCGGAAACAAGGCTATGTCCATCTCGGTCAGCGTTGGGACGGACACGGACGGCGTGCTTGTCAGGGACGGCGGGACGCTGGAGTGCAAGGCCGACACATACTACACACTGACGTTCTGGCGATGTTTGTCATACTGGCTTGCCGAGCTGAGGGAATATTCAGCGGCGGGCACCGGAACGGCCGTCCTCGGCAAGACTGTGATCAAGACCCTCCCGAGCTCAATCGGCTATGGGACCTCATATGTGGCGGACACACCATCCATCGAGCTGGCCGCCGACAAGTTCCACATCGTAGGCAGGTGTGCGGGTCTGACGCTAAAACTACCTGCAGGGGCAGATATGGACGGGCAGGAGTATTGCTGCCAGTTCTATGTAGCCAATTCCCAATACACGCTGACAGTTCCGGCAGACGTGCGCTGGCAGAACGGCGAGGCTCCGACATTCAAGGGCAACACCTGCTGCCAGCTGGTCATCGTCAACAACTGCGCCACCATCGGCGTGTTCAAGGCTTCATAACAGGAGGATATCGTAAAAAAACTATCATGACATGGACACACAATTCTACATCAAGGACAACGTCATCAGGGAACGCCACCGCATAGTCATTGTCAAGGACGGCCTCCAGACGGTCAACCCTACCGAAGAGATGGTGCTGGCGGACGGCTGGCAGCCGTACACACCGCCGGAGCCGGAGGAACCGCAGCCGACCGTCGATGACCAGCTGCGGGAACTGCTGCTGGAACAGTACAACGGGCGCACCGACATCACCGACGAGGAAGCGCTGAAAAGGCCGCTGCTGGTGTATTCATGGGACACCTATGTCGGCAAGGCGCTGGCCGCGGGTCAGGTCGCGTCCCACGACGGGAAACTCTGGAGGGTGCGGCAGGCCGTGGCCGCCGTGCTGGAGAACCAGCCGCCAAGCCTGGCCACCGCGGCCCTCTACGAGGTCATCGAGGTCGAGGCTACCGGAACCAAGGACGACCCGATCTCGTACACGCCGCCTATGGAGATATTCAACGGCAAGTACTACACGCAGGGCGGCGTCCTCTACAAGTGCACCAGGGACAGCGGACAGGCGCTCTCGCACGACCTGGCCGCTCTGGTGGGGCTGTATGTCGAGGTAGTTCCGGGCGGCACCGGAGGAGGTGGAGATGAATGATTTCAACGCCCACATCCTCGCGGACGAGGCCTCCACGGGGAGTGTCGTGGTCGGCACGGGCATATCGGCCGCGTTGTTGTTGTTTTTCCAGCAGTCTTTCGAGCGTATGCTGCCTTACCTCATCATAGCCGCGGTGGTCATCCTGATAGACCTCGTGTTCGGCATCAGGGCCGCCAAGCGCAAGGGCGACCGCATCAGGATTAGCCGCGCCATAAGGCGCACGATAGGCAAGGCCGTGGAGTACTTCTGCTGGGTGGTGCTCGCGTCCTCGCTGGCCGTGGCCACGGGCTACACCATCATCGAGACGGGGCTGATGCTTGTCGTCATAGGCGTGGAGCTCATAAGCATAGCGCAGAACTGGTATTTCTGGAAGTTCGGCCACAAGGCGAAGGTCAAGGTGGACGCGGCGAAGGTCATCGAGGCCGTGGTCGAGGCGAGGACGGGCGCGAACATCGAGGGGGCGATAACGATAAACAAAGCGGAGGAATCCGAAAACAAAGAGGAGGTCAAGGTCGATGGCAAGGAAGATTAACTACATCATAGTGCACTGCACCGCCACACCGGAGGGCAGGTGGGTGACGAACGAGGAGATAACGAGGTGGCACAAGGCACGCGGGTTCCGCACCATCGGCTACCATTATGTCGTCTACCTTGACGGCACGGTGCACGCCGGGAGGCCGGAGAACGAGGTCGGGGCGCACTGCCAGGGGCGCAACGAGGACAGCGTGGGCGTGTGCTACGTGGGAGGTCTCGACAAGTCCGGCAAGGCCAAGGACACGAGGACGCTTGCGCAGAGGGAGGCTCTCACGAAGCTCCTGAAGGATCTGAAGGCGAGGTACCCGAACGCGGAGATACGAGGCCACAGGGACTTCGCCAGGAAGGCGTGCCCGTGCTTCGACGCCACAAGTGAGTACAAGGCTCTGTAAGTTGTCGGGATTTGGCGATTGATTGACGTTTGACGCAAATATATTGAGTTATGAAAGAGATCATCAATTTTCTGAGGATCCTGTGGGAGTTCCCGCAGAGCCTCTTGGGGTTCATCCTCTTCCAGGTTTACAGCGTGGGATGTCACTGTATGGAGGTACCCTACGGCGATGTCCGCATCCTCTACTCGGAACGGATGAGAGGCGGCATAAGCCTCGGGCGGTTCATCATCCTGCCGTGGAAGTACCGCTACAACAGCTCATCATACGTCCGTGACACCATAAGCCACGAGTATGGCCACACAAGGCAGTCGCTATATCTCGGCTGGCTCTACCTCGTCGTGATAGGCCTTCCGTCGCTGCTGTGGGCTTGGGCGCACTCCACGTTCAAAAGGCTTCGGGAGGTGGATTATTATTCGTTCTACACCGAGCGCTGGGCCGATGACATCGGAGGGGTGAGGCGATGAAGCCGGGGTGGATCCTTCTGCTTGTCGCCGCGCTGGTGGCCGCGGTCTCCGTCCTGAGCTGGAGGCTTGGCTACCGCTCGGCGGTCGCCGAGTCCATCGAGACACCCAGGGCGGATACCCTGATCGTAAGGGACACCGTCACCGTGGAGTACCCCGTCCCCATCCTAACCACCATCACTGACACACTCCTTGTCGCCTATCCCGACATCGTAATCATCCACGACACAACATTCGTCCAGCTCCCCAAGGAACGCAAAGAATATTCCGGCAAGGACTATCGCGCGGTGGTGTCCGGCTACCAGCCAAGCCTCGATCTGATCCAAGTCTTTCCGGAAACGAAGACAGTCACCAAGATCATTTCCGCGCCGTCACGAAAAAGACACCACTGGTCAGTAGGCATCCAGACCGGTTACGGCATAACCTTCCAGGACAACCGCATCACCCCGCTACCCTACATCGGCGCAGGTCTCTCCTACAGCCTTGTCGAGTGGTAAATATTTTGAAAATAGTTGCCTGAAAACTTGCGCAATGATAGAATTAATACTATCTTTGTACCAGTTAAGAAAATGAAGTATGAAGTACAACGAGTTAATGAGGCAACTGAAAAAGGCGGGGTGCTACGACACTGGAAGACAGCAAAGCGGACACCCTCTCTGGTTTAGCCCAAAAACAAACAAGATGTTCAAGGTCAGCAATCACGGAGCTGACGAAGTGGCGACCGGAACATTAGCACAAATCAAAAAGGCAGCGGGGATTTAATCCCCACTGTCTTACACATAAAAAACAAATTACAGTTATGAGAAAGGTTAACGCAATTATTGAAAAGGCATCAGATGGCAATTACAGCATTTATATGGATGCTGACGATATGCCTTATCTTGTCACCGGAACCGGGAAGACTGTGGAAGAGGCGCGCAAGGTGTTCGAGGATGGTTATGAGGACATCAAAAAATACTATGCCGAAACTGGGAAACCATTCGAGGAGGTTGAGTTCAGCTACCAGTATGACATCCCATCATTCCTTCAAGAATACGCATATCTCATCACACTTTCGGGACTTGAAAGAATTACTGGTGTCAACCAGAAACAGCTTGGACACTACATCAGCGGCTACAGGCATCCGTCCGCCAAGACAGCCAAGAAGATCGAGGACGGAATAAGAAGATTAGGACAAACATTTTCGTCTGTCAAATTCGCTTGATTGCAATCGGCCTTCGGGCCAAAGCGAGTACTTCATTTTCTTTGGCAGACTGGCGGCATCCGGAGGGGTGCCGCTTTTTTAGAAGTAGGATTCGTGGTGACGGATGGACTCGTTGGCGGTGCGGGTCTCCAGAGGGGTGTAGAGGTCGGTCATCTGGAGTGAGTGATGACGGGCTTGGTCACGAACAGAAAGGAGATCGGTGCGGGCCTTGATCAGATCCGTTATGCCGGTGTCCTTGAGGCTGTAGAACTTGTACTCGGAAGGGAGCCTCAGATCCTTCTTCAGATGGTAGGTCCAGAAGTCTCCGAAATGCTTAGCTGGATGGTGTGCAGGTCCAGGACGAAAGCCGGAACTAAAAAGATACCAGTCAGCGGGGTTTGACAGCACATCAAGGTCGAGCATCAGTTTGAGAACACAATCAGGAAGGGTTACCACGGCATCCTTCCGGTTTTTTGAATATTCAGCCCTGACGGAAATGGTTCCTCCCTTTACCGAAATGTCACCGATCCTGATGTGGCTCATCTCCTTGGGGCGTATGAAGCAATAATAGAGAACGTAGCAAGCCAAAAGATAGTGACGGTTGCGGTCGCCGCAATATTCACGGATGGCAAGCATAGTCTCCTTCGGGATGACGGTGCGGTTCTTGGCACACTTGCGCTTTCCCTGCACGGCGGTAAGGTTCGCGGTGAAGTCCTCGCTGATATAGTTCTTCTCCATCAGCCATCCCGCAAAGCTGCGAAGCCAAGAGAGGTAATTGTCTCTGGTTCTGGCAGCCTTCCCGCAATCGAGCCAAAGCCAGTCGAGGAACTTCGAGACAACAGATGACTTTAGTTGGTAGACGTAGCATACAGGTTTGACCTGATCCTTATTCCAGGCACGGAACACATTCAGGAACGAGGTATAGCCGTTGTAGGTCTTGACACGCATAATGTCCGACTCCGTCAACTTGTACAAGTAACGGTAATATTTCTCACAGACATCATCAAAAAGAGTGTACTCCTCCGGATTGTTTAGGGACAGATATGGATTCCAACCCTGTGAAAGTTGCTCATTGATGTTGATCACCATATCGTTGGCGTACCTTCTGCGTGCGGTGACACCTTTGATTTTCGGGACGGAGACTCTTTTCCTTCGAAGACGTCCCGTTTCCGGATCGAGGCAATAGAATTCAACATACCAACGCTTTCCTTCGGCGACCTTTGCCGGAATAAAGCCATTCGTCGTGCGGAGACTTGAAGACAT